CCCTTGCGTGGCGTCGGTCGGGTCCAGAGGTCGGTGGGTTCTGCACGAAGAGTGGTCGTGGGTGTCTTGGATTCCCGGGCTGAGACCCGTACCCATCGATAACTTGCCACGGAGGGAGGTCGCTATGCCCAAGGGAGGTGCGAGAGCACGGTCGGGCCCGGCGCCTGATCCGAATGCGTTGCGCCGGGAGCGTGACGCTGGCGAGTGGGTGGAGCTGCCTGCTGCTGGCCGGGAAGGTGACCCGCCCGAGTGGCCGCTGTCGCAGGCGACGCCCCGGGAGTTGGAGTTGTGGGGGATCGAGTGGCGGCGGCCTCAGGCGCTCATGTGGGAGCGAAATGGCCAGGGCCTCGAGGTCGCCATGTTCGTGCGGGCGGTGGTGGACGCCGAGTCGCCCCGTGCTTCGGTGGCGGCTCGGACGCTGGTGCGTCAGCAGATGGATTCGCTCGGCGTGTCGGTTCCGGGGATGCGGTCGAATCGCTGGAAGATCGTCAAGGACGTGAGCGTGAAGGCCGAGGCGTCTCCTGCCGGTCCTCGGCCGTCGGCCCGTGCGCGGTTGAAGGTGGTTGAGGGTGGGGGCGCCTGACCCGCAGACGATGTTTGTGGTGCCGGAGTGGATCGAGCGGCACTGTGTTGTCCCGGACGGGTTTCGCAAGGGCCGGCCGTTCGACCTGTACGGCTACCAGCTCCGCTACCTTGCCAACTTCTACTTGGTCAAGGGCACTGCCGAGTGGGATCAGGTGAACCCGGTGTTGGCGCCGGCGTTCGTGTACCGCCGTGGCCTGTTGGTGGGTCCGCAGAAGCTGGGGAAGGGACCGCACACCGCGGCGCATGTCTGCCTCGAGGGCGTGGGGCCGGCGCTGTTCGCTGGCTGGGCCGGGGAGGACGACGGCTACGCGTGTGCGGACTGGGGTTGCCGGTGCGGGTGGGAGTACCCCTATGAGCCGGGTGAGCCGATGGGCATGCTGTGGCCTACTCCGCTGATCCAGATCACGGCTTTCTCGGAGGAGCAGACCGAGAACATCTACGACGCGCTACGTCCGATGATCGACAACGGGCCACTGCACGATCTGATCCCGAAGACGGGTGAGGAGTTCATCCGGTTGCCGGGTGGCGGCCGGGTCGACACGGTGACGTCCTCGGCGCAGTCTCGGTTGGGGCAGCGGGTCACGTTTGTGCCGCAGGACGAGGTCGGCATCTGGACCCGGCTGAACAAGATGACGAGGGTCGCGGACACTCAATATCGGGGCCTGGCAGGCATGGGTGGTCGGTCGTCGCTCACGACGAACACCTGGGATCCGACGGAGCGGTCGGTCGGGCAGCAGCAGTACGAGTCGAAGGCCCGGGACATCTACCGGCAGCTCGATCGGCCGCCGCGGTCGTTGAGCTTCACGAACAAGCGTGAGCGTCGGCGTATCTACCGGATCGTGTACCCGAAGGACGTCCTGCGTGCGAACGGCGGGCACATCGACCTTGATGCCATTGAGGCCGAGGCCGTCGACCTGATCGAACGGGACCCGGCCCAGGCCGCCCGCTTCTACGGCAACATCATCACCCCGTCGGGCGGGCAGGCGGTTGACCCGCAACGTTGGGCCGAGCTCGCTGATCCGACCCGGGTTGTCGCTGACGGGGAACGGATCGGGCTCGGGTTCGACGGGTCGATCAGCCAGGACGCCACCTGCCTCATCGGATGCACCGCGGACGGTCATCTGTTCGTGCCCACCTATGAGTCGATCGACGGCCGGGTTCTGCCGACGCTGTGGGTGCGCCCAGAGAACGCTCCGAAGGGCTGGAAGATCCCGAGGCTCGAAGTCGACCGCGCACGTCAGCAGGTGTTCAAGCGGTTCGAGGTTGGCCGCTGGTTCGGTGACCCACCGAAGTGGCAGACCGAGCAGGAACAGTGGGCGGAGGAGCACGGCGAAGAGATCGTCCTGTTCCTCGACACCAACCAGCCGAAGCGCATAGCGATGGCCTGCGACCGGTTCCTGACCGGCATGCAGGAACGCACGATCACCCATGACGGTCATCCGGTGCTCACCGACCATGTGCTCGCGATGGTGCGCAAGAAGGCCTACGTGAAGGCCGAGGACGAGACCGACGGCCGTACCCGATACGTGTTCACGAAGGGCGACGACGGCCGCAAGATCGATGCCGGGATCGCCGCCGTACTGGCTGACGAGGCCGCGATGACGATGCCCGAACCGGTGCGCCGCACGCGCCTTGGCGCCTGGGTCTGAGAGGAGCGAGCCATGTCTCTGGTCGATCGAGTGACGGTGGATCGCATCTCGACTGAAGCCCGCGACATCCATTTCACCCGCACCGTGGTCACGCTCCTGGCAACGGTCCTGTGGCTGGCCGGCTGGTGCGCCGGCAAGGTCCTTGGCGGGATCTGGCTGGCGGTGTGCTGGTCCGCGGTGGCGTGCAAGGTCGGGTGGACCGACGCCCGCGGCAGCTACGGCGGCGGCTAATGGGCCTACTCGAGCGGATCGCCGCTGAACGAGTCCCGACGGCCCGGGCCGTGGATACGGCGCCGACGACGATCTCGATTTACGACTGGGCGAAAATGTTCCGCCCGGGTGCGCAGGTCACCTACCAGGGCCAGCCTTATCAGGCGTACCAGGTGAACTCGGCGGCCGGTTCACCTGGTGCCGGTTACTACGAGTCGAACTCGGTGGTGTTCGCCTGCGAATCCAACCGGATCATGCTGTTTTCGGAAGCGAGGTTCCAGTTCCAGCAGATGCGCGGCGGCCGCCCGGGGGACCTGTTCGGCACCGAGGCGCTCGCCGTCCTGGAGGAGCCTTGGATCGGGCACCACACCCGTGACCTGTTGGCCCGCGCCGAACTCGACGTGGCCTGCTACGGCAACTCGTACTGGGTGCCCGATGGCCCGTTCCTGCTGCGCCTCGACCCGGCACGGGTGAAGGTCCTGACCGAGGCCGCGACGGAAGCTCTCTACAGCGGGCTGCAGGTCGGTGAACGGCTGCTCGGCTACGCCTATCAGGTCGAAAGCAACAACGTCGTCATCTACGAGCCCACCGACATCGCCCACTACAAGCCGATCCCTGACCGCAACAACCAGTTCATCGGGATGTCGTGGCTCAACCCGTGTCTCCCCGACATCGATGCCGACACGCAGCTCACGGAGCACAAGCGCACCGCTCTGCGGTCGGGGACCAGCATCCCGTTCGTCGTGTCGTTCGACACCTCGGTGACCGACGAGCAGTTCGACTTCTTCGTCGAACGGTTCCGGGAGCAGCATGAGGGCGCCCAGAACTCCGGCAAGACCCTGTTCCTGGGTGCCGGGGCCGATGTGAAGACCACCGGCCAGACGTTCGAGAACCTCGCGTTGAAAGCCACGCAGGGCGCGAACGAGACGAGGATCGCCGCGTGCTCCGGTGTCCCACCGGTGATCACCGGGCTGAGCGAGGGCCTGTCGTCAGCCACCTATTCGAACTATGGGCAGGCCCGCCGCCGTCTCGTCGATGGCACGATGCGGCCCCTGTGGGGCGCTTTCGCCGGGGCCTTCCAGTCTGTGGTCGACGTCCCGTCCCGGTCGAGGCTCTGGTACGACGACCGTGACATCCCGTTCCTGCGTGAAGACGTCCTCGACCAGGCCGAGATCATGAGCCGCAAGATGCTGACGATCGAGTCCGGGGTCCGGGCCGGGTTCACACCCGACAGCGTCAAGGTCGCCGTCGACACCGGCGATCTCACCGTCCTGGCACACACAGGCTTGTACTCCGTGCAACTCCAGCCTCCGATGTCCGAGACGCCTGCGGCCCTTGAGCCCGCCACGTCCGGTTCGAACGGCAACACCCCCTGACCCAGGGAGGGTCTCTCGATGTCTTCCACCGCGCCCACGGACAACCTCGTCCGCGCACTCATCGATGACGAGGCCAGCCACCTCCGCGCCGCGGACGGCACCGAGGGCCGCACCCTGTTCGGGCACTTCGCCGTGTTCAATCGGTGGACCGAGGTTGACTCCATGTGGGAAGGCCACTTCCTGGAGCGCATCGCACCCGGGGCGTTCACCCGCACGTTCGCCGAGCACCGCGACCGCATCAAGGTCCTCTATGACCACGGCAAGGACCCGCAGCTCGGCAACAAGCCTCTCGGCCCGATCACCGAGCTGAAAGAGGACAAGCGGGGCGCCTACTACGAGGTCGACCTGATCGACACCGACTACAACGACCGGTTCGTCATCCCCGCCGCCAACGCCGGGCTGTTGGGTGCGTCGTTCCGGTTCAAGGTCACTTCCGAGGAATGGGTCGAGCCCCGCAATTCGACGAAGGCCAACCCGGACAAGCTGCCCGAGCGCACCATCAACGTCACCGACGTCTACGAGTTCGGGCCTGTCACGTTCCCCCAGTACGAGGCCGCGTCCGCAGGGGTGCGTTCCGGCACCGACGACTTCATCGACCACCTCGCCCACGACCCCAGGTTCCTGGCCCGCTTCACGGAGCGTGCCGGTCTCGTGGTCGTGGAACGCCTCCTGGATGCTCTGCCGCCGTCGGCGCAGACCCCGGACCCCGCGTCCCTGCCGCCCCCGGCGCCCGAACGCGCAGACACACCTGACGATCCGGCCGACGGCCAACCGTCACCCGTCCAGTGGACCGCCGACAAACGCCGGCAGTTCGCCCGCCAGATCGAAGCCGAAGCCATGGGTATCGGCAAGGGAGTGACATGACTGACGTCGCCAACGCCAACTCGGTGAACGCCCGGCACACCCGGCTCACCGAACTGCGAGACAAGCTGAAGGACCTCGACGACCAGATCCTTCTGCTCGCCAACAAGGACATCCTGTCCGAGGACGAGGAAGCCCGATGGGAAGACCTCGTCGCCGAGCGCGGCCCCATCAAGACCGAGCACGCCAAGCTCGAGGAACGGGCCGCGAAGTCCGAGGAGATCAAGAAGCAGACCTACCGGCAGCTCAAGGGCATGCCCGAGATCCACACCCCCGTGCAGGAGTTGTGGTTCCGGGATGTCCGCAAGATGGACTTCCGGGAGGCCCGCGACGGCGCCCTGCGCATCCTCGAGGACCGCGAGCAGAACTACCCGCTGGCCACCGGCCAGGTCGACCAGCTCGACAAGCGGGCCCGCAAGGACACCGACATCGCACGGCGGATCATCGTCACGGAGAACGAGCACTACCGCTCCGCCTTCCACAAGCTGATGACCCGCGACAACGCCATCCTCACCCAAGAGGAGCATCAGGCGATGCTCCGCTACGAGGAGTACCGGGCGATGTCCGAGGGCGCGACCACCGCCGGCGGTTTCGCTGTCCCGGTGTTCATCGACCCTTCCGTGATCCTCACCGACCAGGAGACCGACAACCCGTTCCTGTCGATCTCCCGTGTCGTCGACGTCCAGACCAACGCCTGGAAGGGCGTGTCTGGTGCCGGTGTGTCGTGGTCGTTCGACGCCGAAGCCGCGGCTGTCTCGGACGACTCGATCACGATCGCGCAGCCGTCGGTCAACGTGAACATGGCCCGAGGGTTCATCCCGTACTCCATCGAGGTCGGCGACGACTGGCCCGGCTTCCAAGCCGAGATGGGTCGCCTGCTCGGCGAGGGCTACGACGAGCTTCTCATCAACATGTTCACCACCGGTTCGGGTACCAACCAGCCCCGCGGGTTGCTCACCGCCCTGGACGCCAACACGAACGTCGAGGTCGTCACCTCGACCGACGGTGGCTTCTTCGCCGACGACCTCTACAAGGTGTGGAAGTCGCTGCCCCAGAAGTACCGGCGCAAGGCGTCGTGGATGATGTCGGTCGACTTCAACAACCGCATCAGGGCGTTCGGTGCCGCGAACGTGTTCCACGCCTACACCGTCAACCTGACGGCCGGCGCCGCCGAGATGCTGTTCCAGAAGGCCGTATACGAGAACCCGTACTTCCCGGACTTCTCGGGCACGACCGGCGCCGCGAACTACCTGGTGGTCGGCGACTTCTCGAACTACGTCATCGCCCGCCGGTCCGGCATGAACGTCGAACTGGTGCCGCACCTGTTCGACGTCACCAACAACCGGCCGACCGGGTCGCGTGGTTGGTTCGCCTATGCACGCATCGGCGGCAACTCGGTCAACGACCTGGGTTTCCGTCTCCTGCAGAACCAGTAGTTGCCAGCACCCGACAGGAGGGACCGGATGCCATCCGGTCCCTCCTGTCGGGCACCAACGGAAGGAGCCCACCGATGGGCATCGTGTACCCGCGTTCGACCGGATGGGTGTCGGAGACCGTGTTCCTCAACGAAGGCGAGCCGTGGGACGACAGCGACCCGTTCGTCGCCCAGTACCCGCAGCATTTCTCGGCCGAGCCCGGCCAAGCGCTCCGCGGTTCCGGCCGGCAGGTCGAGCAGGCCACCGCCGCGCCCGGCGAAAAGCGGGACGTCACCAAGACCGACGCAGCCCTCGACGAGGCCAACCACCTCCGTTCCGAGCTGACCGACGCCGGCGTCAAGGTCGACAACCGGTGGAGCCTCACCACGCTCCGCGAGAAGCGCGCCGAACTCGCCGTCGACGAGGAGGAGCCCGAGGACGACGACGAATGACCGACACGGTCACACTCGCCTACCTCCACGGCACCGAGGTCGCCTACAGCTTCCACGACTCGCTCGTGAACCTGCTGCTGTTCGACGCGGCGAACGAGCAGCGCGTCATCGCCGGTGGCTACATCGCGATGCGATGCGCTACCGGCGGCGTCGTCGAAGGACGCAACCGGGTCGCTGAAGCGTTCCTCGAACGCGACAGTGACTGGCTGTTCGTCATCGACACCGACATGGGCTTCACCCCCGACACCCTCGAACGCCTCATCCAAGCAGCAGACCCGGTTGAACGTCCGATCGTCGGCGCCCTGTGCTTCGCGTGGAGGGAACTCGCCCAGGACGGCATGTCCGGGTTCCGGTCCGCGCCCCGCCCCACGATCTTCGACTACGTCGACACCCCCGAGGGCACCAAGTTCATGGGCGTCACCACCTACCCGGCCGATGACGTCGTCCAGTACGCGGGCACCGGTTCCGCCTGTGTTCTCATCCATCGCACGGTGATCGAGAAGATCCAAGAGAACTACGGGTCCACCTGGTATGACCGGATCCGCGGTGATGACGGCAAGCCGTTGGGTGAGGACATCTCGTTCTGTGTGCGGGCAAACTCGTGCGGGTTCCCGATCCACGTCCACACCGGTGTCAAGACCACCCATCTCAAGCAGCTGTGGGTCTCGGAGGTCGACTATCTGCAGTACATGGCGCTCGCCCAGGCGGCACCGGAGAGCAATGGTGCGAACCGGGCGCAGCGACGTCAGGCCGCACGCCAGAAGGCCACTGCATCGTGAGGATCTGCCGGGACTGCGACACAGAGGTCGAGGTCTCGGGCGGCCGGTTCGTCGCTCACGGCGACTGCCCGGGCTGGTTCGCCCAGGCCGAGGACGAGACCGGATGGCGTGACCACCTCGAATCCCGGTTCACGCTGCCCCGCCCCGACTGCCCGTATCCGGAGCGTTGGCACTCAGACGACGCCGACTCAACCGAACACGAGGTCGCTGCTCTCGTAGCCGCGTTCGCCAGGGCACTGCGCCCCGACGTCGTCGTTGAGACCGGCTCCGCGTGGGGGCAGACCGCCGAAGCCATCGGCCAAGTCCTAGACGACGCCGGCGTCGGCCGGCTGTTCACCATCGAACCTGACGAGGCCCGGGCCGAAGCCACCGGGAAACGGTGCAAGCCCCTGCACTCAGTCACCGTCGTCACCGCCAAATCCCTGGACTGGGAGCCAGCAAACTCCATCGGCAACGCAAGGATCGGGTTCGCCTGGCTCGATTCCCTCCCACACCTCCGGGTCCCCGAGTTCCTGCACCTCCGCGCCCACATGGCCCCGGGAGCGTTCGTCGGGTTCCACGACACCGCCCCCCACCAAGGCCCGCTCCGCCAACAGATCGAAGCACTCGAAACCCAAGGGCTTCTTCTGCCCGTCCACCTCCCCACCCCCAGGGGCGTCACCTTCGCAGAGGTGTGCTGATGATCACCAACGGCTACTGCGAGCTGGAGGAATTGCAGTCCTGGAACACTGCGACCTCGGCCGGTGCGATCGCCATGCTCGAGATGGCGATCGAAGCAGCGTCCCGGGGGATCGATAAGTACTGCGACCGGACCTTCTGGCAGGTCACTGCTACAGCCCGGGTCCTGGACGCCTGCGACTCGTGGCACGTCTCGCTCGGCGCCAACTACGACCTCGTGTCGATCGACACGAACGGCCTCAAAACCGACGAGAACGCCGACGGCACCTTCGAGACCACCTGGGCGGCCACCGACTTCCAGCTCCTCCCCCTCAACGCTGCCGCCGCACCAGAGCCCCGGCCCTACCGGCACATCAAGGCGGTCGGCGCCCGGGTGTTCCCGACCCCGATACCAACCGGGCGGGTTGGCCGCATCCAGATCACCGGCACCTGGGGCTGGCCCGCAGTCCCGGTCGACGTGAAGCAAGCCTGCCTTCTGCTCGCCGCCCGGCTGTTCATCCGCAAGGAGAGCCCCCAAGGCGTAGCCGGCTTCGGTGAGTTCGGTGCCATCAGGGTCCGCAGCGCTGACCCCGACGTGGTGGCGCTCCTCGAGCCCTACCGCCGCAACGCCGTGCTGGTCGCCTGATGGCCGCCCCGACCCTCACGCAGGTCGCCACGGCGATCGAGGCCCGGCTCAAGACCATCACCGGGCTCAACGCCTACAAGCTCCCCCCGGCGGTGCCGATCCTGGACGCCGCGATCGTGATCCCCCCGTCGATCAACTACACGATGACAATGAAGCGGGGAGTGATGGGGCTGCCGTTCAAGGTCCAACTCCTCGTCTCTGCCGCAGGTGGGCACGACGGCCAAGAAGGGCTGTGGCCGTACCTCGACTGGGCCGGCCCGAAGTCCCTGATGCTGTTGTTCGACGCCGACCCGACGCTCGGGATCACCGGAGCCGACGGGACCCCGAGAGTCGACATCAAGGTGCTTGAGTCGAGCGAACCCGAGCTGGTGCAGGTCGAGACGTACCAGGCCTTCGGCGCCATCGTCGACCTTCTCGCCGCAGTGACCAACAAGGAGTAGCCCCATGACCGTTGCCCGCTACGAGGTGTGCGGCGAGTTCCCGATCGAGGAACGCGACGCCGACGGCAACCACGTGCGCGACGTCCCGCCGGGTGGTGTCGTCGAACTCGACGACACCCGCACCAACGTCTTCGCGCTCGGCCAAGCCGGGCTCATCAAGCCCGTCGAGACGAAGGCCCCCGCCGTCAAGGCCACCAAGGAGACCTAGCGCCGGGCGTACCGTCGACGCTGGGCCTCTCGATTGCAGGCCCGACAGCGACGCCACGTGCCGCGGTAGATGTAGGTGTTCTCAGGGGTGTACTCGTGGCCGTACTTGCATCGGGTCAAGCGGGCGTTCTGCGCAGGTAGCGAGTCACCACGCAGGATGTTCACGGCGTTCGTGACCGGCTCCAGGTGGGCGGGGTTGACGCAGTTGCGGTGAGCGCACCCCTGCTCGCGGACGTGGTCGATGAAGAGCCCGTCAGGAATCAGCCCGATCAGCAGCTCGTAGGCGACCCGATGTGCGGGCCGAAGTTCGCCCTCGATGCGGACGTACCCGTACCCCATGCTCGTCGACCCGGTCCAGAGCCAGCACGGCGCCCCCGAATCCTTGTCGACGCGTGACCAGAAACGCTCAATCGGATCCTTCGGTCGGACTTGAATTTGTCCGCTTCGGCGCAGTCGCTCGTAGTGCATGTCGCAGTAGCCGCGCGTCCTGGCCGGTCTGTCGCAACCCTCCTGAGCACAGACTCTCATCATGGTCACGACTTTACCATAGGTGGAAAACACAATGTCCGTTCGCGTGCTTACCGACTGTTCGATTTATATAGGTGGATACGACTTCACGACCGACACGAACGACGCCACGGTCGAGTCCACTGCGGAGGTCAAGGACAAGACGACCTTCGGGTCGGGCGGGTGGCGCGAGAAGATCAACGGTTTGAAGACCGTCGACATGAACCACAATGGCTTCTGGCAGTCCGCCACCGCCAGCGCCGTCGACCCCGAGGCCTTCACCAACTTCGCTGGCGCGACCCGGGTCTGCACCTTCGGGGTCCTGGAGACCACCCCGCCGGATCCGTGCCCGTTCACCGATGAGCACAACGCCTTCTTCTTCCAGGGCGGCGAGTTCAACTACAAGCTGTTCGACGCCACGGTCGGGGAGCTGATCCCGTTCGAGGTCGCGACCCAGAACACGGGGTCGGCCGGCGAGATCAAGGGCCACCTGATCGCCCCGCGGGCAACGGTGACCGCCACCGGCAAGATCGGGGTCACGTTCGACACCGCCGGTTTCGGGGTCCCCACCGGCCAGTTCCTGTACATCGCGTTCCATGTGTTCTCGGTCGGGACAACGATCACGGTGCAAGTCCAGACCGACGACAACACCGGGTTCGCGTCACCGACCACCGTCGCGACTCTCGGTCCGTTCACCGCCCGAGGCGACCAGTGGATGACCCCGGTCCCTGGGCCTATCACCGACCGGTACATCCGCCTCAACTGCTCGGCCATCACCGGAACGTTCTCGGTGGCCGGCGCCCTCGGCATCAGGTAGAGGCAGCGGCTCGCTTCCGGCGGGCGTGCTCCCGAGCCCGTGTCCGGTTGCACTCCTTGCAGTGTCGTCGACCGTCCTTCGTTTCGTAGAGGTTCTCGCCCGAGTAGGGATGCCCCTTGGGGCAATGGGTCTTTTCGATGTTGCTCGGACCGACCAGTCCGGCAGCCTTGGCGGCTTGCTGCCGGCGCCGCCAAGCTCTGACCGCCGCCACTGACCCGCACTTCCGGCACTTGCGAACGCCGTCGTGCATGTAGGTGTTGACATCGTCGAACAGGTGGCCGTTGACGCAGTGCGTCTTTCGGGCGTGCCCAGCTGAAGGACCAGTTCCCCGAAGGATGTTGACCCGCTGGGTGACCGGCTCCAGATGCGCCGGGTTGACGCAGTGCCGGTGACGGCACCCCCGTGCAGCCACATGGTCCAGTACTGCCCCCTCATGGATGGGACCGATCGCCCATTCGTACGACACCCGGTGAGCCCGGAGACGTCGCGCCCCACGGCCACCCACGTAGAAGACGCCGTAGCCGTGTCCGTCCTGCGGGCCAGTCCAGAGCCAGCACCCGCCCGGGCCGTTCTTGTCGACCTTCGACCAGAACCGCTTGACCGGGTCGCGCTCGAACAGCGGGAACTCCCCGGCCCGGCGCCGCTGCTCGTAGTGCGTGTTGCACCACCCGCGCTTGATCCCCGCCCGCCCACAGCCCGGTTCTCGGCAGATCGCCATGGTGGCAATCATACCACAAGGGAGATAACTGATGAGTGTCACGGTATTAACCGACGAGCGCGTCGTCATCAACAGCGTCGTGCTGTCCGACCACTGCAAGCAGGGCGGGCTCGAGATGCAGTCCGACGCCAAGGACACCACCGCGTTCGGTACGTCCGGGTGGAAGACGTTCCTGGCCGGGCTGCGCGAAGGCACCTTCGGTCTGTCGTTCATGAACGACTACGCCGCCGGCTCCGTCTCAGCGACGCTGTGGCCGCTGTTCTCGTCGGGTACTGGGGTCTCGACGTTCTCGTTGCGGCCGACGACCGCGGCGATCTCGGCGACGAACCCCGAGTACCAGGGGTCGATCGTTGTGACCCAGCACAAGGCCGGGGGCCAGGTCGGTGAGCTGGAGATGATGGACGTCACGTTCCCCACCACAGGTGCGATCGTCCGGGCCACGTCGTAGATGGGGACGTCGCGGTCCGCGGCGCAGCTCGGGAAGAAGATCGACCGGGTCGCCAAGGAGCTGCGCGACCAGAAGGGCGCCCTCAACAAGACCGGGCTCGCTGGGAAACGGATCTTCCTGGTGGCGGGCGCCGGGGTGGTCGGACGCAAGCCCGCGGGGAAACGCAAGATCATCAACGCCCGCTACGACCTCACCCGTGACGGCAGGGGAGTCGTCATCGGGTACACCGGGCCTGCCCATCTGGTGATGAACCCGACTCGGCCGCACCGCATCGAACCGCGCCGGCCCCGGGGCGGGTCACGGCGTCGACGCAGAGGGCAGCAGGCGTTGACGATCGGCGGCAACGTCCGGGCCTGGGCCAACCACCCCGGCACGAAAGGCAAACCCGCGTTCAAGAACGCCCGCGCCACCGCTGTCCGCGTCCTGCCCGGCGTGTACCAGAAAGCCCAGATCACCGAACCTCTCCGCAAGGCGTTCCGCTAGTCCAAGTTCGCAGGTGGCCGCCGTCCCTCCCGGAGCGGCGGCCACCTGCACCTCATCCGGGAGAACATGCACATGACCACAACGAAAGACCCGTCCAAGAAGATCGTCGCCGAGATCCTCACCGGCCGCCACGACGGCCACTTCGACGACTTCATCAAGGCGATGCAGGAGCGTGCCGCCGACGGGGCAGTGGCGTTCCGGTGGCGGCTCCGCTTCGGTGACCACGACTGGACCGAGGAGACCGTGACCCTCGGCGAGATCGAGGCCGCCGAACGGCTCGCCGGCACCACATGGATCAACCTGAACCCCCGCTCCTCGGCACGCCACTGCCTCGCCCTGATCATCGCCCGTCTCCACAAGATCGACGGGCTCGACATCGCCGCCGCCCGGGAGAAGGCTGAGACGGTCAGCGGCGCTCAGCTCGCTGATGTGGTCAGCGAGTATGAGGTGGTGAGCCCCCCAAAAGACCCGGGGACCTCGACCACGTCCTGAGGCTCTGCATCGAAGCCTGGGGCTGGCCACCGACAACGACGCTCGACCAGCCGGCCGGTGTCGTACTCCGGGCCTTGGAGCCGAGACTCACATGGGACTCAGGATGACGTCGCCGTTGATCGCGATGTGGGCGCTGACAGCCCAGTCCCGTTCGGCCAGTTCAGCCTGGCTGAGCGTCAGCATCTCGCCGCCGGAGTCCAGCACGTAGAAGTCCCTGTCCGTGGGCAGAGCCATGATGGCAGTCCAGTCGCAGATGTCGACGCCGACCTCGAGCCCGGGCGAGATCTCGAACGTGGCGGTGCCGACCGTCGCGCCATCGCCATCGGTGACCGTGATGCGCCCGCCGGTGCTGACGTTGAGCCCGCTGTTCTGCATCGAGTCGACGCACCCGAGACCTGCCTGCTCGGCTGTGACCTGAACGGTCAACGTCTCGGTCGACGGCGACGGCGCAGCCTGGCTGCCGGTCGCCTTGTCCTCTTTGCTGCTGCAGGCCATGAGCCCGAGCAGCGCTACGACCGCAATCGTCCGCCGCATGGCGCGCAACCGTAGCCCTGACGTCGGGGTGGAGGTGAGGAAAAGTGGGGACCTTCACCGAGACGCTGCGGCTGTTTGTCGACGCGGACACCAAGGGCGCTGTCTCCGGCATGGAGAAGTTCGGCACGACCGCCAAGCGTGAGGGCGAGAAGGCCGAGAAGAGCATCGACAAGTGGGGGTCCCGGCTGCAGACGGCGGGGACCGGGATGATCGCGTTCGGGTCCGCTGCGTTGTTCGGGCTCGGGAAGATGGCGCAAGCCTCCGAAGAGGCCAACCTCTCCGTCGTCAAGTTGGAGAACACGGTCGGCAACATGCCGAAGCTGGCCGGGGAGAACACGAAGCAGTTCATCGACCTGGCCGACTCGATCCAGGACGTCACCGCGGCGGATGCGGACGCGATCGTTGAGGGTGAGTCGCTGCTCGGCACCTTCAACCTGACCGCGGAGCAGATCAAGGGCATCACGCCGCTGGTCGTCGACTATGCCCGGAAGTTCGGGATCGACATCCCCAAGGCCTCGATCCAGGTCGGCAAGGCGCTCGACGGGTCCATCGGCGCGCTGAAGAAGAACGGTGTCTCGATCGACGAGGCGCTGTACAAGACCGACCGGTACCGGGCCGTGCAGGAGGCGCTGGCCGACCAGGTCGGCGGGTTCGCCGAGGCCGAGGGCAAGACGTTCGCCGGGTCGCTGCAGCGCCTCAAGAACGAGATCGGTGACCTGTCCGAAGGCGTCGGCGCCGGCGCGGTCGAGGCCTTCACCGACATGTTCGGTGTCGTCGGCAAGGTGTCCGACAAGCTCGGCGAGATCGACCCCGGGCTGCAGTCCACCATCGGGAAGGTCGCCACCTTCGGTGCCGTCGGGCTCATCGCAGCTGGCGGCGTGTCCACCCTGATCGGGACCGTCATCAAGGCCCGCGACAACTTCTCAGCCCTCCGTTCCGGGCTGACCAGCACGACCGAGAAACTCGGTGGCGTCCAGCGTGCCGCGGCGATCACCGCCGGGGTGGCCGGTCTCGCCGGCCTGGTGATCGCGGCCTACGAGATCGGCCAAGCCGCGAACCGGGTCGAGGTCGACGTCGATTCGCTGGCAGCAAGACTCGGGCACCTCACGGACGCCAACAAGGAAGTCCTGCGCGACGAGATCAGGGTCGCCGAGGCCTTCGGCAACCTCGACGAGGTCGTGTCGCAGACCGCTGACACGAACCAGGTCGTAGCCGAACGGCTCGTCGACTTCGCCGAGGAGATGGGCATCACCGGCGAGGAGGCCGACAAGCTCCGCAAGATCATCGCCGAGAAGCGCCAGGAAGACGTGCAGGCCGCGGTCGATCAGGAGACCAACACCGCGGCGGTCGAGGACGGCGCCGACGCGATGCGCGACCAGGCCGACGCGACCGATGACGCGAAGACCGCCCTGCAGGAACTGGCCGACCAGCACCGAGCGATGTTCGACCCGATCTTCGCGTTCAACGACGCGCTCCTGGACAACGAGGAAGCCCAGGCCAAAGTCATCCAAGCAGAGCTCCATCAGATCGCCGCGTCGCAGGATCTGGCCAAGGCCCAGCGGGAGCACGGCGAAAGCAGCGACGAGGCGACCGACGCCGCTCTCAAGCTCATGGAGGCGGAGGAGGATCTCGAAGACGCGCAACGCAACGCGATCTCCTCGGTGGTGGATTACGAGGCGGCGTTCGCTGACCTCAAGGCCGAGGTCGAGCAGCATCCAGAGAAGCTCGACGCCGCGAAGGCGGCGATCGACCGGTGGACCGCCTCAGAACTGATCAGCGCTGCGACCGCCGCGTTCTACAAGGGCGAGATCGACAAGATGAACAGCGCCCTGGCTCGGGTGCCGGGCGCCAAGGCGGTCACGATCGTGTCGAACGCTGCTGCGGCCACGCTGCAGATGTTCGGGCTACGCAACGCGATCAACGCGATCCCCAAGCTGACCCAGGCGGAGATCGAGATCGCCGTGAGACAGAAGGGCGGCATCCCGATCCCCGGCGGGAAACTCTTCCACGGCGGCGGCATCGTCGGTGGTCCGGCTGGTGCAGATGTGCCGATCACGGCGCAGGCCGGCGAGGGTGTGTTCACTCGTGGCCAGATGGCTGCGATCGGGGGAGCGTTGGCGGGCCGGGGCCAGTCCGGCCGGACGGGTAGCCCCCAGGTCGTGATCCGTTTCGAACGGTCCGGGAACCCGCTCGACGACGCCATCATGGAGATGCTCCGCAACCGCATCCGGGTCGACGGCGGCGACGTCCAACACACGCTGGGCGCCTGATGCTGGAGTACCGGCTCGAGCTGAACATCGACGGGGTGTGGGTCGACATGGCCGACCCTGCCACCCGGCCCGCCGGCACCGTCGGCCGTTTCCGGGAGCAGCCAACCCCGAGCCTGACGACGGGACAGCAGAACGAGACCGGCGACGCCGCCGCTGCCCGGTTCACGTGCCAGCTCGACAACCGCGACGGCGCGTTGACCCCCCGCAGGGTCCTGTCCCCGTGGTACCCGTTCATCGAGGCCAAGCCCCAGACCAGGTTCTCGGTGAAGGGCGCGGCGTCACAACTCGGGCTCACCGGCTCGGGGTCCCGTGCGTCGACTCCGGATCACGCGTCGTTGCATGTCACCGACCCGTTCCTCGCCGTCGAGCTCGCCCCGCCGATCCTGTTCCCGGCGGCCGGATCACCAGTCACCTACGCGCTCGCCGGCAGGTGGAACGCGACCGGCAATCAGCGGTCGTTCATCCTGTACCTGACCTCCGATGAGCGTGTCGGGTTCGGGTGGTCCGAGACCGGCACCGCCGCCACAGCCTTCTTCGCCGGTTCGCTCGAACGCCTCCGGGTCCCGGTCTGCGGGGGTCTCACGGTTGGGGTGCATCTCGACCCGGACAACGGTGCCAGCGCCATCGTCGACACGAACTATGCGGGGCACCGGCTCGCAGACATCCTCGCCGACCCGACGAGCCATGTTCTCGACGGCTTCACCTCGCCACCGGCCTCATCCATCCATGCGGGCACAGCGCCCTTGGAGGTCGGCGACATCACCGGTCTCTCCGGGGACCCGGATTGGGAACCCTACCCCGGGCTCGTCCGGCGGGTGCAACTCCGCGAGGGCGGACCCACCGGGACCGTCGTTGCGGACCTCGACGTCACCGCGCTGGCCGAGTCGGCCACCGGCACAACCGACAGCGCGGGCAGGGTGTGGTCGTTCACCAACGCCCCGCTCACCCGCTGGCGGACGGTGCGGGTGCTGCGGGCCGATCAGATCCTCCCCCGCCCCGACCCCGTGGATGGGTTACAGGTTGCTGACCTGACTGCCTCGGGGGTGACACGCCGCCTCGGGCAAGGCTCGACAGGGTTCCAGTCCACCCTCAGGCGCCGTATCGGCTCCCCGGAGCTCGCCGGCAACATCCAGGGCTACTGGCCGGGCGAGGACAGCTCAGGCTCCACACAGCTCGCCTCCGCCCTGTCTGGTGGCCGGCCCGGGAAAATCTACGGCTCGATCCAACTGGGCTCCGACGACAGCATGCCCGGCTCGAAGCCCCTCCCGTTCACCGCGGCCAACACCGCGATGGGCTGGACGCTCCCGATCCCCGTGTTCACCGCGAGCAGCTGGCGGGTCGACGTCCACACCCGTTGCCCCACAACGGTCACCTGGACCCAACTCTACGACGTCAAGACGACTGGAACCGTCCGCGAATGGATCATCGAGCAGAACGCCACCGGGACCCTACGGCTACGCGGCATCAACGCCGCCGAAACAGAGGTCGTCAACTCGACCGTCACGGGCCCTGACCTCGACCGGTTCGCGTCCGTGAGCGTGGTCCTCGCCCAGAACGGCGGCAACGTCGACTACCAGCTCCAATACGTCGAGCTCGGCTCGGGCACGGCGTCCGGCTCGACACCGGGGTCGATCGCCGCGACGATCGGCCGCCCCGTCTCGGTGGGGAATCTGCTCACCACCCCCGCCGGCGGTATGTCGTTCGGGCATGTGGTCGTGTCGACCGGGCTCGACGAGTTCTGGCTCCTCCCCGTCGGCCCGATCGGCCCGGCCGAGGGGTTCCTCAACGAACCCGCCGCCCGCCGCCTCCTCCGCCTGGGCG